TCAGCGTGTCCCGTCGCGGATCTGGTAGATCCTGGCGCGCGAGACTCCGGCGAGGTCTGCCAGCTCGGCGGCTGTGCGTCCGTCCGCGAGACCCTCGTTGACGAATGTGACCAGCTCCGCGTCTAGGCGGGCGATGTTCTCGACAGATTCGGCGCGTGCAGCCCTGTTCGCTTTGATCCTGTCGTCCAACTCCATGCGGAGGATTCTAGCGCGCTTGACATATATAAGCGCGCTTGAATACAGTCTGAGTCATCACCCAGACACCGCGTGGCGGGCTAACCGGCCTAGGAACCATCGGCCCGCCACGCGGCCCACCCCACATGGAGGCACCCACATGCTACGCACCGTCGTGGCGGCGATCGCTGCCGTCTGTGCAATCACCCTGACCGGGGCGCCAGCTGTCAACGCGGAACCCACCAAGGACACCACCACCCGATCCGCGCACGAGAATGCGCCGAAGAATGTCACGGTCGCAGCGCCGCGCCCCGAACGGGCCGCAACTACGCATCCGAAGGCGCGGAAGGGTGCCCACAAGGCTGGCCACCCGGTCGAGGACTGGCGGATCGCCCGCAAACGCACGATGGGCCGCTATTTCGACAGCATCCGCGACAAGCGGCTAGGGCAGATTCAGGACTGGCTTGACTCGCTTCACCGCTGAACCGGCCACCACGACTGAGGCCCTCGGGGATTGCAACTTGGGGGCCTTTGTCATGCCAGGGTGGTCCACGTCTTGCGGTTCACAATCTTGGACACAGTCGCACCGCTGACGTGAAACCTGCCCGCCAGTTGGCATTGTTTCGCCCCAGACTCAGCTAGCCGTCGAATCTCACGCACCTCATCGGGTGTGAGCGCATGGAACTTCGGCAACGTCCGGGCGCTGTACACCCGGCGCGATCGTCCGTAGCAGGACTTGCACAACCCTCGCGCCTTGTGTCGCTCATTGCAGTGGTGGCACACACCCGCAGCGATGTGCGCCCCGTCGCACCCCGTAACCGAACACCCCGCCGAACTTCTCCCCATGGGTGTTCATCGTGCCACCAGCTACTGGCGATCGTTAGCCGAATGAACGAAGGGAGGTCACCCGTTTGCCTTGGTCCACCTCTCCACCCACCGCGCCGAAACCCCGTGCCTGGAAGCTCACCCCCCCGACGATCGGCACACCGCAGGTACGGGCATGGAAGGTGCTGCTGAGCGGCGTCATGTCCGGCGCCTACGGCTGGACTGGCACGGCGGTCGGTTTCACCGGCACGCAAGGCGCAGCAACCGGCGCCTACGCCTGGGTTGGGGCTGCGGCGGGAACCACTGACCGATACGGGTCCGCGGCCGACGGCGCCTACGCCTGGTCGGGCGAGGGCGAGGGCGTCAGCCCCACCTACGAAGGCCAAGCCGCCGGCAGCTACGCCTGGACTGGGGTAGCAACCGGAAAGCGCACACCCAAAGGCGCGGCGGCGTCCGGCGCCTACGGCTGGGCCGGCGCGGCGACCGGCAAACGTGCGACCAACGGCAGCGCGGGCGGCAGCTACAGCTTCGCATCCACCAACGCATTCGGCGCCCTCAGGCAACAGTTCAACGCCAACGGCAGCTACGACGTCGCAGCAGTCCGCGGCCAAGGTTTCACCCACCTCGTTCTGGTCGGGGTGGGCGGCGGCGAAGCTGGGACCAACGGCAGTTTCATCACCGGGCAGGGCGGAAAAGCGGGCTCGTGGAACAACAACACCATCGACCTCTCTGCCTACCCGTCGCTCACGTCCATCACCGTCACCCGCGGCAACGGTGGCAGCCCCAGCGGTGGTGACGGCGCCGCAACCACATTCACCGGCAACGGCTCAATGCCGACCCTCACCTGTGCGGGCGGATCAGGAAACACGGGCATCCTCGCCGGTGGCAATGCGGGAAACAGCACGGTCGACGGCGACACCTACACCGGCGGGACGGGTAGCGCATCAGCAGGCGGCGCGGGAACCGCGCCCGGTGGCGGTGGCGCCGGTGGCGGAATCTTCTTCGGCGGCGGCGGTACAGGCGCGATCGGACGCGCATGGATCAAAGCCAAGCGAATTACCTAACAAAGAAGGAGGACCAACCCCCAAATGACTCTCCCTGCTGTGACTGCGAGTCCAACATATCCGTACCGCTTGGAGTTCGACATCATCAAAGCGGGAGTGGTAGTCATCCAGGCAGATATCAGCCTGGATAGGTTTCCCGTAAATCTGCTCGACTACACACCGAGACTCGATGCCATCCAAGCCTTTTTAGAGGACGTCCAGACCGCTTTCGTTGCAGGCGGGGCGTACGACGCGATCGACGTCAGGCTGATGAATTCCCAGGCCGCCCCGTTCCCGTACGAATTGGATTCTGATGGAAAATTCGGAGTTCTCAACCAAACCACAATCATTCGGGGTTGGTCAGATGTCTACGATCACCTCGGCATTATCCCGAGTGGATCGTAGACAAAATGAGCCCAGACGAGCGTCTGACCGCCGCAGAAAACACGGTAGATGACATCAACTATCCGCCGACCGAACCCAACTCAGCCTGCGTCAATGCCCTCATTGCAATAGGGCGCTACCTGCAAGCCATCAACAATCGCCAAGCCCAGCAAGCAGGGGAGTAGAACTTTATGGCCCTCAACAACGCGGCAATGATCGTCGCAGCCAACGCACTTCGAGGCGCAATGGTCGGAATGCAAATCCATGCGGGCGACCCCGGCGCATCCGGCACCGCCAACACCACCACCGCGGCCCGCAAAGCCATCACATGGGGCGCGGCCAGTGGCAACGGCGACTTTGGTCTCGCCTCGCCGATCATGTTCACCGGCGGCGCTGCATCCGGCGCCGCCCAATGGGTGTCACTGTGGTCCACCTCCACCACCGGCGGCACCCACTACGGCAACTTTCAACTGACCGGAGATCAAACATTCAACAGTGCAGGTGAATACACCGTGACCGCACTGAATATGGACGGCTCGGCATCGTGATCACCGGCCCGATCCGCGCCCTGGCCGCTGGCACTGTCGCCGGGGTGGCCTTGTCCGCACTGATCACTTGGGCGTTCGTCAAGGGCTGCCCGATCTTCGATATCGAGCACGACACCATCCACGGCTTCTAACCACCTATTTCGGATGTAAATAAAAGCCTGACCTGCAACAACCGTTCGCCGCCGTTTCATAACGCGCGGCTCCTCGTCGTCTCTGCCGAAAGGAATCAAGCCGTGGAACGCATCGGCCAACTCATCGCCACACTCTTCGGGCCCCTCGCAGACCGGGTAGCCGACCGCATCGCGGACCGACTCGAGGCCAAGCTCCCGGACCTGTCCGACCTGGACGACCAGATCATCGCAAAACTGCCCGACCTGTCGAACCTGCCCAAACAGATCGCCGAGGTATTCGCTGGCGCCTTCGACGTCATCCCGGGCGGAATCTCAGGCGGCCTGCCCGGCATCGCGGACAACATCGCCGAGCTTATCCGCGGCATGTTCACCGGCAAGGGCAAGCCGTGACCACCAAGGATCAAGTCGCGCAACTCATCATCGCCCAGGCCAAGCCGCGGAAGTACAGCCGCGACGAATGCCTGGCCATCATGTCCACGCTCTACCAAGAATCCGGCTGGAACGAAACGATCTGGGATCCGACGCACACCACCTATGGCATCGCTCAACAGGACGGTTCGTACCCGAACAGGTTCGACGGCGCCGCAGCCCAGATCATCGGCTTTTTCGACAAGCTCGACACCTGGCGCACCAAACCCGGCGCCAGCACGGATATCTGGCTGAACATCTGCTGGATGCAGCAGGCCCCAAACTGGCCCAGCGCCGACTACTGGTACGCCAACGGCCGCCGCGCCTACCTCACCGAAATCAAGTCACGCACCGCCACGGTGACGCCCTACCTCGATAAGTACTGGCCCACCAGCGGAGGAGAACCTGTGGCCGACAACCGCCCCGACTACAACGAATTCCCCATCTGGTCACCGTCGACCAGCAGCCGAAACGGCACGAAGCCAACCATGTTCCTGATCCACACCCAGGAAGGCGGGGGAGGCAATTCGGCCGCCGAGGATCTCGCCAACTACCTTGCCAACCCCGCAAACCAAGTCTCCTACCACTACACCATCAGCCAGGCATCCGATGGCGGCGTGACGGTGGTGGATTGCGCCGACACCGACGAAGCATCATGGTCGGTCGGCAACGCCAACTCTCAGTCCATCAACCTGTGCTTCGCCGGGTCCCGCGCGACATGGGGGTGGGCGCAGTGGATGCAGCAGTCCAACGCGATCGACGTCGCGGCCTACCTCGCCGTGCAGGACGCCAAGAAATACGGCTTCACACCCTTGGTGGTGCCGCCGCCGTACACCGCTGGCACACCAGGCATCTCCGACCACCGCTGGGTAACCGACGTGTTCAAGTGGGGCACCCATACCGATGTAGGCCAGAACTTCCCCTGGGACTACTTCACTGAGCGGGTCATGTTCTGGGCCGCCGGCGGGCAGGCAACCCCGCCTGTCGTCACCCCGCCCACCGAGAAGCGGTTCCCCGACGACTGGACCGACCGCGAACTACTCATCGAGGTTCTGCGACAACTCCGCGGCCCGGCGCTGGCTGGCTGGCCGCAGCTCGGCAACAAGACCCTCGTCGACGCCGTCGCCGAGATCAGCAACAAGGAAGGCGCGCTCTAATGCACAGCGAACACTTCAACGACGCCGACGGGAACCCGGCCGGGGGTACCACCTATGGGCGCGGCTTCGCGATCGGTTGGCAGAACGGACCCCTCGGCCGCGGCGATGACCGCAGGGAACCCAACGGCGCATTCGTTGAGGACATCATCGCCGCAGCCATCGACCGAATCGACTACTACCAGCAGTCGCAATTTGCCAGCGACTACAACGGTCGCGCGCGGTACCACCTGGCTCGGGCGCTCGCAGCTCTGAATGAGCGCACCGCGGACCGCGAGAAGCGCGCCGTCGAAGGAACGCACGAGCAATGAGGATCGGCGGCCAGTACGTCGGCCTCGGCCTGGGAGATGCGTCCGACGAGATCCGCAAGATCAAGGCGTACATGCGGAAGAAGTTCGCTTCCTACGCTGGTGATCTCGCTGACACCGAGCTTTACGACGAGCAGATGACCGCGGCTGTCGCTGAGATGCAGCGCCGCTACAACAACTCGGGTCTACTCAAGGCGGGTAGGTACCTGTCCGGTGTCATCAACGCCGAGACGAAGTACGTCATGGGCTACCTGCCCCGCCCCGTCGTGGACACCCGGCCGCTGCTGATCACCGTGTGCGGCACCGGTGTCCCGTGGTGGGTCGGCCCCGACGCGGACACCGCCCGGGCGTGCGAAGACCGTCTGCTCTGGCAGCCCGTCGGCTATCCTGCCGCGCCGTTCCCGATGGGCAAGTCCATCACCGCCGCGATTGACGAGTGCCACGTGCAGTTCAACCGCGCCGACCCTGGGTTTGATCACCGCAAGCGCATCGAGCAGCACGGGCTGGCGCTGGCCGGGTATTCGCAAGGCGCCGTGGTCATCTCCGAACTGTGGGAGAACCACATCAAACCCGAGGGCGGCACGCTGCACTGGGCCAAGGATCACCTGTTCAAGGCGGTCACGTGGGGCAACCCGAACCGCGAGGTCGGCCAGGTGTGGCCCGACTACGGCGGATCCCCAATGGCGTCGTACAGCTCGCAAGGGGTGTCATCGAGCGGCATGCGAGACACCCCGGATTGGTGGCGCAACTACGCCCATGAGGGCGACCTCTACGCCTGCGCCGAACCGGGCGACTCCCAGCAAGACAAAAACGCCGTGTGGCAAATCGTGCGCGACCTCAACGTGTTCACCGGCCCCGACTCCCTGCTGGCCCAGGTCATTGAGCTCGCCGAAATGCCAATCCCGCGCATCATCGCCGCGTTCAAAGCGCTGATCGACGCCGGCATGTTCTTCATCAAACAAACCGGACCGCACGTCGACTATGGCATCCAGCCCGCGATCGACTACCTCCGCAACTGAAAGGCGCCACCATGTTGTCCAAACTCATTGAGTCGCTGAAGACGTCGCGAACTCGGCTGTGGCTGTACACCGTCGCGGCCGCGGTCCTGGCCGTCCTCGTCGCCTACAAGATCATCGAGGCCGACAAGGTTCCCCTGTGGCTGGCGCTGGTCGGCGCGATCCTCAGCATCAGCGGTAACGTCACCGCCGGTGTCAACCTGGCCAAGCAGCGTCGGGACGGCGTTCTGTGAGCTTGGTCGAAGCGCTCCAGTCCGCAGCCGACGCGTACAACCCCGACGACACCACCGACCTCATCGGCCTCGCCCTGATCTACGTCGCCCCGGCCCTCATCGCCGCCGGCGCAACCATCGCCACCCTCGTCGTGACCGTCCGCGGACAACGAAAAGGCATCAAGCGGTGGAAAGGCGACCGCAAAATGCTCGACGACGTTCACCGGCAGACCGTGAATGACCACCCGGACACCGAGAACATGCGTGACCAATTGGACCGCATGGAGCGCCGCCAGATCACCATGGACGGCACCGTCAGTGAGATGCGTGCCCGCCTGATCGACCATGGTCACGACATCAGAGAGCTACGCGGGGAGGACCGTGACGCCCGCGCCGAGCACGACGACCTGGTGCGCCGCCTCAACGACTTCATCCGCCGCGAACACCCCGGCGCCGATCCGCTGTGAGCGCCGACCAGGACGGAGACCCGCAACTAGAGCTGCACCGTGCGATCTACCTCGCGTTCGTCATCAGTGGGTGCGCGATCTTGCTGACCGCCGTTGCCCTCATGTAGCGATACGCTGAAGTTCTCACCCAAGCGGCCTGGTGACACGCAATTGCCGCCCTCCGCGCCTCTCCAGCGGAGGGCGGCTTTTGTCGTATGCTGGGCAGCTTTGCAACTCGCAGGAGGTGGTCGAAATGCCTAGGTAGATACCTAGGAAAGGAGGGTCAACCAATGGCCCACACAGACCGCGACAACGATCGCATCTACTGGCGCCGGCATCACCGGTACGAGTGTCCCAACGCGTGGCGTCGGCATGTTCGGGGCGACTGGTCCACCAAGAGTTGCGATGTTTGCAAGACCGAGCCGCCCCGCAAGTACTGGACCTCCACCGAGGGGAAGTCTGGGTGGAACCGGAATGAGCGGCAGACGGAGCGTTCTCACGCTAGGCGTGCACTGCGCGAATGCCGAGACTATGACGACCTGGTTATCGGGTACCGCCGCCCGTACTGGGACTGAGCGCAAAACCCCTTGCATCTGTATTACAGTTGTAATACACTTATGGCATGGCGGTTGACTGGTCACACAGAAGCGACTACATCGTGCGCAAGCACGGCGTCACCGCCGGCCAGGCCAACGAGGCCCTGGCTGACTCCAACGCGGTCGTCTTCGCCCCCGACTACAACAGCGACTCGGGCGAGAGCGTGCGCACCATTGGTGACTCGCCGAGCTTCGGCGACATCCTCGCCGTCATCACCGTCGAAGAGGACGGCGTGATCTACGGCGTGAACGCATGGAAAGCCAACCAGCGCGACCGCCGCTACTACGAGCAAGGAGGCCCCCAGTGAAGGAAACGCTGAAGGAGCGGCTCGACCGGATCGGCGCCGAAGCTGAGGCGGCTGAGGCCGACCAGATCGACCGACCGCTACCGCCCCACGTGAAGGTCAGCCGGCCCAACCGAGCCCGTAGCAAGGTGCTGCAGGTTCGGCTGAACCCCGAGGAGCTAGAAGCGGTCGAACGCATCGCGCAGCGCCGCGGCCTGCCGGTGTCGACCGTGGCACGCGAGCAGCTGTTGCGGCTCATCGAGGGGAACTGCCAGATCGACCCGACAGAGCCCCTGGCATCGATCCGGGCAACACTTCTGCAAGCCGTTGGACAGGTGCAGGACTTGCAGTCGCGCCCCGAAGTGCTGGCTGGCCTCGCGCAGCGCACCGACGTTCCGGCCGGTTAG